CTACCATATATTAATTCGTTCATAAAGCGAACATCATCTTGTATAATTAGGTGCTCAAATCTATCCTGCTTACTCTTCCTTAGCTGAAGCTCTATCTCTTTAATACTGAGAACCTCATCCATGACTTTCTTTATCCAATAGTATTCGTCTTCCTCTCTCCTCTGGCTACACCATTGCTGACAGAATTTTCTATATCCATCAGAATCTTCATCTTTATAGTGTCCCATCAGTGCAGCCTCATCTTTTAGGTCTTTAGCAAAGGGAAGAATAACAGGAATATAATTACTTTCGAATGCTTTATCAAACAGTATGTTAGCAACAGTTGTTTTGCCTGCTCCAGCAGCTCCGCTTATCTGGATAAACTTCATGGCATACTCTTTTTCTTTTGTTTTCTATAGAAGCTCTCTTGGCCTAGCTTTATTACCAAGCTGTCTAGGTTAAGTTTAACTGGCAGTGGTACAAAGGGGAGCAGTGCATGCGCCATCCAGAATACAGAAGCAATCATTAGTTTGCATGCGATGCCAATAGCAAACCTAAAGTGTTGCCACCAGCTTTCTCCCATTGTTGCTGGGTGTCTGGTAAATATGTTCATGTGTATTCTCCTTAGTGTGTTTCGGACCAGTCCTTACCAATAGTATATTCGGCTTCTATTGGTAGGTTGCAATTAAAGAATTTGCCAGCGTCCTTAGCACAGTCACAAACCGCCCTCCCTAGTTCATCTGCTATATCTGGCGAGCATTCTATTTGCAGCTCGTCGTGTACGTTAGCTATCCAAGCCCATTGATTTGGAAATAGTTTAGTTAACTTATCATGCACATAGCAAGTCCAAACCTTAGCTATGTGTGCCCCGGATGATTGCAATAGCGTGTTGAGTGCAGCGTGTTCATACCTAACAGGAATCTCTCGCCACCCAAACGGTTTAATGGAACCAGAGGAGGCTGCATAGAATCTGCAGTCATCAAGCACCCGCTTTAAACCTGGAATATTAGCAAGCAGTTCTTGTTTAATTCTTTTCGCCCTGCTTGCATCAACCCCTATGACAGATCCAAACTTCTTATCTCCTCCCCCGTATAGGAAGCAGTAGATAGCAGACTTAGCATTGCTTCTTGTATCCAATCCCATGGCTTTTTGATTATGAATATGTATGTCACCATTTAATATCTGGTTTGCATAAGAACCACCATCATACTTGGCCATGTAGTGAGCAAGCATCCTAAGCTCTAGCCCTGACAGGTCAGCGCCCACCAGTACCCATCCTTTCCTAGGCTTGAACAGGCTCCTAGCCCGCTTGTCACCTGATACCTGCTGCATGTTAGGGTTGTTGGATGTCATCCTACCTGTTACAGTTCCCAGTGTAATGATACTACCATGTATCTTACCATCTCTACTAGACTCTGCTCTTGTGATCCAGTCTGAGATCTGACTCATAAGTTTGTTGTTATCAAAGTATGTAACCAATAGCTTAGCCTCAGGATAGTTTAGCTTAGAAAGGATAGAGCGATCTACCTTAGGGTTCTTCTTCTCCGTCATCGGAGCCTTCCACCCATACTTATCTTTAAGGCGTGAGGCGATCTGCTTACGAGAACCCGGATTGAATATTATAATCTTATCCTTCAATCGTTTGCCCGTCTTATCAGACCATCTCTCCTCGATAATGTCAGGGAAAATCTGTTGCATATGATCCTCAATAGAAACCTTTAGCAACAGCATGTCCTTCTCTAGCTGCGTGGCTGCATCTACATCGAAGCCAAAACCATTCTCAACCTGATGAGATATAATCTTAGCAACCTTATGTTCCATCCTAATAGAACTCTCGTTCTTAGCTGCAAACTCTTTCTGATATTCATATATCTTGGCAGCAACAACAGTGTCTTGCTTACAGTATTCTAGCATCTCATCAGTATATTCATCAAAGCCTCCTGTATACTCTGACTTGGGACAATTAAGGAACTCGCCCCAGCTCTTGAGAGAGTGAGACCTGTTAGGTAGCTGTGGTTTGTCCGGCCACATGAGCCTACTAACAATAAGAGTATCGTAAGTGGGAGTATCGATAATAGTATTGGCATCACCAACACCACCATACTTATACAAGCGACAGAGAAGCGGTATATCATAACAACATATGTTGTGTCCGATAATTAGCTTAGCTTTGTTTAGCCTATCAACTAGATCAAAGATCTCCATCTCTGTATAACCAGTGGTAGTACCATCGTCCATACTGTAGACGGCGGCACACCATATCCTATCCGCTTCTGGGATAGCATTACCTTTTGAATTAATGATAACCTCATTTAATCCATTGCCTTCTATATCAAATATTAATGTTTCCATAGTTATAAAGAACCTCGTTATCTGGAGTAACTGTAAAGTCTATCTCTTCTAGCCTGCTAGTATCCTTATCATAGAACAGAGCCGTGGCTATTCCACATTGGCCTGTCTTACGATTCTTAAGCACCCTAATACAAGTTGTATTGGAGATGTTAGGATCAGCATGTTGCCTGTTTCGTTCCAAAGCAAACACGTAATCAGATATAGCTGCCAGTGAACCTGAACCTCTTAGGTCACTGAGATTAATACGATCACCCTCATCTACATTCTTATCTGTCTTCTTGATATGAGAAACTACATGAACAATAATACCTGTTCTTTCAATGAGCGATCTCAATTGTTTCATGACATCATCAAGAATAAGTCTTTCCGAATTACCATAGCCTTCGCTTTGATTAAGCAGAATGTTACCAAGCAGGGTGATGTGATCAATAACTAGCACCTTACACCCAAGACCAACGGCCATATACTCCAGCCTTGACATAACGTTAGTCATATTAGCATTGCCAATGTGATCATATACGTAGAGTGGATACGCTCCTACTTCTTTCCTAGCTGCCCTGTACTCTGCTTCTGTTAGATTATCGTTAATACCAAGATCTAACTCATCCTTCTCAAAGTATTTTCTTAAGTCATTAAGCTGTCTCTGACCCATGATCTTTCTTACTGGTTTCCCAAGCTTAAGAGATATAAGATCATCAACAGTAGACTCTGGTGCTTCTTCAAGGAACACACAGCCAGTTGAGTTGCCCTGCTCTAGGTGGTGGAGAAGAATCTCCCTCACAATTGAGGACTTGCCATGTCCAGTCGCACTTGTCCATAGATATAGACGACCAGAATCCTGACCAATCATAAAGTTTGTCAAGCTTTCCCAAGGATATTCATACAGGGGTGTGTCTCGTTTCTCAGCAGATACAATCTGACTTATATGTAAGATAGAATCTGGGCTATGTGTCTTTGCATTCCAATAGCAACCAAGTAAGTCCTTTGATTCTCCCGCAACTAACATTTCATTTGGATCCTTGCGAGGTAGATCCATGATCTTAACTTTACCCGGAGGTAGAATCTCAGCAACATCCCTTGCTGCCTTCTTGCCGGGTTCATCCATATCAAAACAGATAACAATCGTTTCGAATGAGGATATGAATTCGTAGTTAGTCCTGATAGAACTAACAGCTGCACTCACACCACTCGGTATAGAAACAACTGGATACTTATTGTCAAACAACTGTGACATCGTTAAACAATCAATAGCACCCTCAGTAATAAGAATTCTCTTACCACCTGCAGACCATAGGTGTTGACCAAACATTTCTAGGTTACTCGTGTCTCCTATCCAATGAAAGTCTTTTGTTTCTACATTACGAATCTTCTGTGCCTGTATGGTACCATCGAATCCGTAGTAGTTCTCTACTTCTAGCTGTCTGTCGTTTTCATCAATCGTTTGATACTTAAACTTTCTAGATGTACCAACGTTTATCCTCCTGTGTGGCAACGCCTGAGATGTACCAGCATAAGGAGCAAACTCTTTCTTAATATTTTCCCGTTTAACTTCTGTCATATATTCCACTTTTCCTTTTTCATAGTAACCACAAGCGAAGCAATATTTATGATCATCATCATAGCAAGCTAGGTTGTCACCTTTAGTATCGTTTCCCTGTGAAGAGCAGCGTGGACACTGTTCTCTACCAACTAGTTTAGAACCATTCATTGTTTCAAACATGTCAACTCCTTGTTAGATAAAACGACCACGCCGCAGCTGCACACACAACTACTAAAAGCATGGCTGTTGGGACTATAGCGATAATAATAGGCAACCAGAGGCTGACACCACCATACCACCATCCTCCCACAAGGAATATCGAAGTGCACCAAGCTAGAATGTTCAACCATTTATACCATTTTTCAAAGTTCATAGCCGCAGCTTCTCCTCATCTTTGGTGAGTTCAATAACATCTCCAGTCTCCCAGCCTTCAACAGTACTATCTACTGTCTCCCAGTTATCCCATTCATACATATTTTCATCATCATGGAATAATGCAAGAGCTTCTTCTTTAGTGTCTGCTTCGACAATTGCTTCGCAAGCTTCGTACACCATACCATGAGTTAGAATCTCAATTACCCATCGTTTCTTAGACATCATCTTTCCTTTTCTCTGACATAGCTGTCTCCCAGCCATGCATATCTTGTTCTTGCTGACAGAAGTAAGCGTAGCATC